TGATACAGCAGGAACAGTCGACAATCCACTAATAGACAACGCTAAAAACCCAATACTTAAGGACCCTAAAGTAGGTACTAAAGCTAGAATAGGTCGTGTTGTGGGGGATAAAGTAGAAGTTTTAAAAGGGGTTATAGAAGATGGACCTAATGGTCTTGAGTTAGTTTCTAAAGAAGGTAAAGGAACTATTAGAACTCCTTTAAACAACGAACAAGTACTTAATCCTACTAAAAAAGATATAACACAATTAGAGACTTTAGCCCCTAGTATTAAAGAAAATAAAGCTAAAGTTAAATCTAAGAAACAACAACTTCTTGAGAGTAAAAAAGAAGAAAACAAAAAAGACATTGATACGAAAGAAAAAGAACTTAATGAAGCAGGGTTTGAATCATATGAAGAATTTGACCAAGATGGAAACTCAATTAAAGGAGTTAGAAAAATACGAGAGAAAAAACCTTCTAAAAGACCAGGCAAATTTATAGGTAAAAAGATTATAGAAGGATTAAAAGAAGCAAAAACTCTAGGACAAGTATTTAATAAATTAGGTACTGTGTTTAAAGAAAGACTTACAAAACCTCAAGCTTCTCTTCTACAAAAATTAAGAGCTCTACCTAATATAAAGAAAACAAAATTTAATGTTACCCCTGGGTTAGAGGCTGTAGGAGATGTTGCTGAATATGGGACATATACTACTATAACAGATTCAGTCGCTGTTTCAGATAATGCAGATGCAGAAACTGTATTGCACGAATCTACGCATGCTGCTACTGCTCTTTGGGTAAGACAGAATGTTAAGAAAGGTAAAGGCGTTACTGCTTTAGGCAGACGTATGGTTAATTTATATGAGCAAGCTAAACAAGCTAGTAGAGACAGTGGATTTGCATTTGATAATGAGCTAGCTACTATGGACGAGTTTATTACAGAAGCTTTTAATAACCAAGAGTTTCAAAAGTTTTTAGCCGAGACCCCTAGTACAGAATCAACACCCACAACTATATCTAGTTTATGGACAGACTTTGTAGAGGTAGTAACTGAAGCATTAGGTCTATCAAATATAGAAAATACTTTGTTAAATGATGTGATTTCTTTAGCTCCAGAATTATTTAAAGGTCCTAACGCAGAAGTACAAGCTCAAGGTCCTAATACCGTTCTACCTAAAAAGAAAAAATCTAGAAATCAACTAATGCAAGAAATAGAAAATGTTAAAACTCCTAAAGAAAAACTAAATGACAGACGTAAGAAAGCAAAAAAAACAACTGATGACCCTGCAGACCCATTCTATAAAAGTAATAAAACTATAGGAGAGAAAGCTCGCGGCTTCCAAAATGCTGTATTTGGGTATGACATAGGTCTTTATAATAGACTAAAAGATGAAATAATAAAAGTAAGTAAAAGTCCGTCTGTTCGAGAATCAAAAAAATTTATAGAGGATACTTTAGCAAAAATAAGCATAGCTCAAGCCGTTCATGCACAAACATTAGCTGGAGCATTTAAAGAGTTGGGAAATATGATTTATAACCCAGTTATTGAAAAATTTGAAGTAATAAAAGATGCATATAATTTACGTAATATAGAAAATATGGTTCGTAGCTTTGCTAAAAATAATTTTAAAAAAGGTTTAATACTTAAACAGTCTGATATAACTGCAGCTGAAAAATATATTTCTCAAGCTATTACAGCAAAACAATTTAAAGCTATTATAGAAAATAATAAAGATATTGAAGCAGAGGGTAGACGTTTAGTAAGGCAAGGTAAAAATGAAAAAGCGAAAGAAGTAATGAAAGGTTATGTTCTTGTAGACCAAACAGAAGCTCAAATAGATACTATGATTAAACGTTTCGATGACTACCCAGAAATAGCAGAAATTCAACAATCATGGATAGGAGTAAAAAACAATGTACTTCAGTTCTTATTAGATACTGAAGTAATAGATCAAGAACAATTTGATGAATATACTTTGGTGGGGGGAGCAAGTAAAGACTCTTTAGATAAGCTTCGAGAAGATGTCTTTGTACCTCTTTATAGAGAAGGACAAACAAATGTACCTAGACCTGTTAAAAAAGGAACTAAAAGCGGAAGAGGTATATTTGTTCCTCGAAAAGGCTCTATTGAACCAGTAGATAATGTATTTTTAAATATGGATATTTTTGTTCAAGCGGGTATTACTCAAGGCATAGCAAATAAAACAGCACTTAATAAAATAAGAACGGCTATAGAAGTTCAAACAGATGAGAATTTAATTGTACGTCCTACAGCAGAAAGAACGCGAGGGTTTGAAGACAACGCAGTAGAAGTAAGTGAGATTGGTCCTGATGGTAAACAAAGAAAACAACTGTATGAATACTCTAATATAATGTATGCAAAAGCTACTAACGGGGCTGCAAAAGCTATGGAAGCAGGAAATGTATTTTTAGCTAATGCGTCTACTCTGTTAAGAGATCAAATTGTTTTAAACCCTGTATTTGGAGTAGCTCAAACGTTTATACAAGATATGTATAGTGCTATGTATACTTCGGGATTAAGGTATGGTTGGCTAATGATTCCTTTAAGGGTAATGTATGAATTCCCTATGACTATATTAAATTTAAGTAGTACTCATAAAAAAATAAGTAAATATGGAGCCGTTGGGGGTTACGCATTTAAACAAAACGATAACTCTATTGATGCAGATATAAATGCTCCTGGATTTTATAATGGTTTAATAAGAAGACTTAGTCGTATTCCAGGAACTAATATACCCTCAGGTATAACTCAAGAAGGAGCACTTAGAATAGGTAATACAAAACTATCCATAGGTGGTCTTTTAAATAGAATTGCTATGGCTTCCGATAACTCTGTAAGACAGGCAGTATATCAACAAGCTTTAATGGAAAACAAGAGTCAAAGAAGAGCACTTGAAATGGCTTTTGAAATAATTAACTTTAGAAAAACAGGAGACCATCAGTTAATAACTGCAGCAAGACAGTATATTCCTTTCTTTGGAGCTGCTCTACAAGCATTATCTGTACAAGGTAAAGTAATACAAGGACTTGTTAAACCGCAATCAGGAGTAACTCCTACCGACCTAAGAGAAGCTCGAATAAACTTTTTAGTTACTTGGGCTGGAACAGCAGGTATGACTTTATTGTATAACATATTGATGGATGATGAGGAAGATAAAATAATAGATTCATTCTCTGACTATGTACCTATGTCTGAAGAACTTAAAGAATACCTTAAAGAAGCAAGAAGAAACTTTAATCAACTAGATAACAAGATTAGAGATAGAAGATTTATTATAGGAGACGATGGCTTTCATCTTACTCTACGTCCAGATTTATTTACTTATATATCAAAAATAATACCTGAACAATCATACCAAACTATAATTGCAGAAAACCAAGATGCTGCTAAATTTTGGAGTAGCATTAAAAGAAATTTAAAAGAGATAGTCTCATTAAACTTAATACCTCAAGCTATACGTCCTTTGGTAGATTTATATTATAACGAAGACAATAGAACAGGAAGACCAATTGTGCCTGACAGAATGCAAGACCTAGAACCTGAGATGCAGTATAATTCAAACACTTCTGAAGCGGCTAAAAAAATAGCCGAAATTACTGGGTTTTCTCCTATACAAGTAGACTATTTCTTTAGACAATATACAGGGTATACTGGAGGTTTAGTATCAATGATAACTGATGCATACTTCTTAGAAGCTGATACTAATCCTAATAGAAAAAATAAACCTGCCGTGACTACAAGAGACAAAATAGCGTCTTTCCCTGGTATGACTAACTTCTACACAAGAGATAAAGATAATAGATTTATGTCTAACTTCTACGAATTAAAAAATAAGGCATCCCAAGTTGGGGCTATATTTAGAGCTTTAGATAAATCTCCTAACCCTGAAGATCAACTTAAAGCTCAAAGTTATCTTAATGAAGGTAATAACCGTCTAATATATAATACAAATGTAGAGATAGAGCAAATACAACTAGTACTTTCTGAAATAAGAAAAGGTCGTCAAAATATTTATGACCAACCTGCAAACGGTATTTACAACGGTAGACGAATGACAGATGAATTTAAACGATTATTACTGAAGGATTTAGACAAACAAGAAGTAGAAGCCCTACAAACCGTGCATGATTTAAGAGTAAAGATTTATGGAGTTAATCCTTTTTATAACTCTAAAACTGATGAGTATTTCCCTGGTTTTAATTCTACTGATTTCTTTGGTAAAGGTAACTAACCTATCCTCCAAGCTCTAACACCTAGATGATTATCCTTTGACGTAGCATACGTCTTAACTTTTACTTTAGCCCTTTTAGCACCTGACTCTATAGCGTATATCATATGAGATGTCTTAAGAGTAGGTACAAAAAAACTCTCCCCTATCTGCATACCATCAAAGGGGAAAATCCATTCCACTTCCTCATACAAGTTCAGGGTCTATTTCCTTTATAACATCCTTTGGTAGAGTGTCGGTATTTATAATGTAAGCATTAAGATTAAACTCGTCTAAACCTGGCTTCCATCCTGATGCCATCTTCTTACGTTTCTCTGTAATATCTATGCCATTTTGTTTTAGTTGATATATAAACTGCTTAGGAGATATACGTTCCTCCTCTATCAACCATTTTCTAAACGTAGACTTAACAATACACAGTTCTTTTTTATCCGTATCAAGTCTAATAAGAAGTTGATTTCTAGGTTCTAAAATAACTTTATTCTCATGTATTTCTAGTATAGAGTTGTTGTTCTTAGATACAAATTCTCCAATTAAAGATTGATAGTTTCTATCGGCATTGTGATCTGCGTTATCTCTAATGTCTATCAGCTCGCTTATTACTTTTGAAAATACTCTGTCTATATCTATACTTACAATGTTAGCTTGGTGCGCTATCTCTCCTGATACCATAGCTACCGAAACTAAGTTCTCATAGAATCTGTATGCAGTGTCATCACCAAAGTCTGTTTTAAATTTAGTTACCCAGTAGTTTAGCTTCTTATCTATCTCACTTCTTTCGTACTTGAATAATGCCTTAATAAACTCTGGGCCTGCCCATCCATGGTTAGTTAGTAGAGGGTTAAACATACTACGCCCCTCTGCAGGGTTATCTACAAGTATCTTAGGTTTATGTAAGTAAAACTCAATAAGTCTAGCTATCTCACCATTCGGATCTTTCTTAGTGATAGTGAGCTTATCTATCAAAGAGTGGTTAGTGGTAAACATACCAATGAGTGAAGCATTATCTTCATGCTTTCTTTCAGCGTTTATAGATGCTTGCATACGAAGCTTGGCTTTACCTTGAGATATCTTATGAATAGTTTGAGACAACACTACCCCATCCATATTACCTACTTCATCCATTCCAAAAGGTAAGTTGTGTAAGGATAAGAACCTCCCTGTAAGTCCATTAGGAGTAGTCTCTAATATAGACAAGTGTTTAGGGTGACCCCATATACTTAAAGCTGAATACAAAGCACCCGTCTTACCTGCACCTGTATCTCCAGTTAAAGATATGCTTACCCCTGAAGTGGATGTGTAGGGCATAAGAGCAGAACCAAACCCTGCTAACATAACAAAGGCATGTATCTCAAAACCTGGTTGATTAAGTTTAGTAGTAACCTCTTTCCATATATCATAAGAACCTTTTCTCTCCAAGTGTTTTGTTATGTTATTACACAATGGAGAGGTAGGGCTATCTATCTCTTGTCCATCTCGATTTATTTCTAGCCCTCCTATAACAAAAGCATCTTCTTTAATCGTCCATCCCATCTGAGTTCTCATTTTTGACGCTGATTTGTCAGTCTGTAAATATTCACCCCATGCTACTAAATAATCCATAATAAGTTTCCATTGGTTGTTTTTGGGGTTAAACAACAGCCCGTTTTTAGATACTAATTTTCTTAGTTCGTTACCATCATATATTATACTAAATGGCACATAAAATTCTGCAGGTTCATCATGAGGAGAATCCAACTTCATGAGCATACAGTTACCCTCATCTGGACTAATAACTCTTCTCAAAGAATAGAAGTCATAAGTAGAAACCTTATGTGTCTTCTGTTCTACTAACTGCCCATCCTCGTCATAGACGGGTGCAGGCTTAAAGTATATACCACCACTCTGACCTCTATAAAATCCTTCTCGTTCTAATTCTGCGGGAAGTCCTTGTAGACTGGTAGTTACCGAAGGTACTCCGTTAGGTAATATTTCTGTTTTAGTGACTATAGGATTTCTAGTAGTAGGTGCAGGTACAAATACTTTACCTAGTACTAAAGGGTTTGTAATTTTCCCTTGATGGGGACACTGCTCGCATATCCCAGGATTAAGATTGTCAAAGACAGCACAGGATTGAGGTTTGTCTTGAGTTTGATTAGCTTTTCTTTCAGTACCTTCTTTAGTATACCCTGGATAATCTTTAGATAATGCATGTATTGCTGTGTCTCTATCTATACAATGTTGAGCTATTGATAACCCTGCGTACCACAAAGGTTCTGATAAAGATGTTCTATTCCTAATGATGTGCCTTATCTGTAGACAACCCTCAGTTGATTCCTCGTCTAAACTTTTAGTAGCTAACGTATCAAACTTAGAAGAAAAGTTATCCACACCATTAAGTTTTCTAGATACCTCTGATAGTTTAGTTTTTACTATCTCTTCTAAAGGCATGATGGCTTCACCTAAAAACTCTTTGAACATACTAAATTGATATACCTGAGCAGTTTGGTCAAGTATTTTAGTAGGGGTTGGAGGATCAGACTTAAAGTTTAATGTATCTGGGCATCTAAGTATTCTAGCTTTGTCTGCCGTAACCGCAGGGTCAATCCCAAGTCCGTTACTTAAACATAGTTGTTTGAACTTGTCTGCGTATAGTTTCCACTCTTGCACTGGAACATCTTGGTCAAGCATCCAATAAGCATGGATACCGTTACCGCTATCTACGGTAACTGGCGGCGGTAGTTGTTGTGAGCTAACAAACTTACTTAAAGATTCTAAAGCATCTTCTTTACTATCGAAGTCTTTAGTTACGCCTACGTCTAAATCTACGAAGAAAGACTTAAGGTACTTAGAGTTCTTTCTACTATGTCCATCAAAGCTAGCCATGCCAATAAACACATGGTTATCCGCTTTCTTATCTTCTATGGTATCAACTAGCTCTTCGATAGTATCGACAAAGATATGGCGCATGTGAGCGTTATCTCCTGAAGGTAAGATGGCGACACAATATGTACCTGTTGAGGGTAATAGATTCTTATAAAAGTCTATATTCATAAGACAGGTCTAACTTCAGATTCTATAAATACTTTTGCACTAGCTAAATTATTAGCAGGTAATACTCCATCTGCTAACCCTTGCTCTACAAGATCTATAAATTTTTGTATCCTTATATTATTTGAGTTCCTTATTTTTCCCTCTCTGTACCAAGCATGCAGAGTCATACGAGATATATCTAATCCCTCAGCTACATACTTAGATGGTAAGTTTGCTTTAATACATAGTCTAGCTAATTTAACTCCTACTTTAGATTCATCAGCTCTATCTAAACCTAATACAAATCTTTCACTTAATGGTCTTGGCATTATTTATTCCTCCATTTATCTACTATTTTTTGAGCCTCTTTAGACTCTTCTTTTGATTTGATTGCTACTTTATTTTCTTTAGTAGCATCAAACGATTCAAACTTAACTGCTTCTTTTTCAGCCGTAATATCAGGTTGATATACAGTAAGTTTTATTGCGTTGTGTGCAGCTTGGTTATCCCCTTGAGTCTTTACAGTCTCTATATCATAGTCTTCTACTGCATCTACAGGAGAGAACAAAGCTCTGGGTTTCTGAGAGTTAGCATCAAATTGCATCTTAGTAACAATTCTACCTGCACTTACATTGTTATCTGCGAGCATCTGAATGTATGGTTTGAAAGGCCATTTACCTTTTTCTTCTTTCCCAAAACAAGAGTTAGAAGGAAGGACTAATTCTAAAATATCTCCGCTAGGGTCGTTGGCTAAAACTAAAGCTACCCTCCAAGATATTCTACAAGATGTTCCTACACCTCCATGGCCAGAGCCTCGTACACTATTAGGACATGTATAACAAGACTCGGCTTGAGGTTTCCTCACTTCTACATCTGGTTTATTGGAATCATTAGACCAACATACTGGACTCACCTTTTTCCCCTCTTCATACGAATCCTCATAATACACCCTTGACGGCGTATGTGCCATCTTGACAATTATGATATTCATGATATAGGATTCAGCCGTACTTACCTCTTTACCCCCAACTATTTTTCTAAACCTACCTCCTCTCAGCGATATACGTTTAGTCTGATTAGAGAAATTACTCTGTGATACTGCAATAGTATCTTCATCTAATCCGATGTTAGGGTTTTTTTCTAGTATGGCTTTAAGTTTATCCATAGTTCCTATTTAGCCCCCCATTTACTTACGATGTCAGCAATGTCGTTACTGCCGTCATCCGTGGGTTGAGTTTTAACAACTTCAGGTGCAGGGACTGCTTGTACAGGAGGAACTTTAGCTGCATTCCCTGTAAATACTACATCTCGATCACTAGCAATTGCATTTGCTTTACCTTCAGGAGTGGCTTCTACAATAACTTCAGGTAGAACTACTCCTTGCTCAAAGACTTCAGCACCTTCTGCAGGTTTGTTATGCACATACCCTGTCGTTTCTTCAAAACCAAAACGTCCTGCACCTTCTGAACCTTCTACCAATGTAATCACTTGTACCGCTCTAAGTCTTAATGCAACTCCTGCACCTACAATAGCAGTAAAGTATGGAGATACAGTAGCATTTACTTTCACTTCTGAACCACCCCATATATTACTTTCTACCATAGCATTACCTTGAGCATCAAAGACTGCGGGTTTATACATTGCTTTAGATTTAAACTTAAAGATGACATTCCCAGTAGGTTGTCCTGCATCATCAAGCTCATCCGAGTACGGAGGATTTGCAGTCTTTAAATCTTTCTTTTTTTGTTTCTTCATTTCTTCTTGCACGTTAGTTGAAAAAACTTCGTTGATTGTATCAACAATAGGTTTAGCTTTATCTGCTGACAACACAAGATTAACTTTGTATTCTCCCTCTGCTGAAAATTTAGTATCTGGTTTAGATAACCAAGGATACAAAGCTACTCCCGTAGGTGTAGTTATTACTTTTGATTCTACTGCCATAATTTATTTCTCCTTATTTACTAGTTGGTTTACGAACTACAATATTGAACTCCCTCATGGAACTAATTCCTGGAGGTAATCCTTCCTCAGCACGACTTGATAAAAACTCTTTAAAGTTTGATTGATGTATGCGTTGTTGTAATAATTCTACGGCCTTGTTATCTAACACAAAGTCTTTGAAATTAGTCCAATCGGAACATACATAATTTTCTTTTAAAGTTTTAATAACCGTACCACTTGAAGTCTTGATGCTATCTGCACCTACTTCGTTACAAGAATGAAGCATCACTTGCTCAAGTTGAGTAAGCTCGGCTTTTAACTCTTGATCTTTTTTCTGAAACTCTCTAGCACGCATGTCTTTATCGTTTCGGATTGAGATGTAAGCATTAACTATTTCATCTAACGCAATCTTATCGTTGTTGACAGGTTGTTCTAGAACTTCTTCTACTGAATCATTCATGAATCTAGCTCCTCTCTATATAAGTCTACTAATTTAGTATGCGCGTCTACTTTACCTTGTAGCATTGCATACAGCCTTTTTTCAACATCAGAACCTTGTAGGTGAACCACCGTCATCTTGTTCTTTTGTCCTACCCTATCTATCCTAGCAATACACTGCAAATAAACTTCTACACTCATAACGGGAGACCAAAACACAACTGTGTCTGCTCTAGTTAACGTCACTCCGTGAGATGCTGCTTGTGGTTGTATTACTAAAACTCTAGGTTCATCCTGAGTTTGAAACTTGTTTATGATGTTTGCTCTTTCAGTTGCAGAGACAGCACCATTAATAATTGAATTTGTAATTTTTTTAGAAGTAAGAAACTCTGCTAAAAATTGTATAGTATGTTTGTATGGTACAAACAAAAGAATCTTATGGTCAGTATCATCTAATACTTCAAGTAATGCGTTAAGTCTAGGTGAAACATCAAACTTAATGGTCTCATGATCGTCTGTATAAACTGCACCACCAGAGATTTGTAAAAGTTTATTCATACCAGCGGCAGCGTTTACCGCAGTAACTGACTCATCTCCTGTAGCTATAATCATTTGAGTCTTTAATTGTTTATAGTATTTTTCTACTTGTTTAGTTAAAGGCACAACTCTTGTTTGATACATAACAGGAGGTAGGTCTAAGCATTGGTCTTTAGCAAATCGTATTGCAGGTTGTAATGCTTTAAATACGTCGTCTTTTGCTTTAGGTCTAGGTATCCATTTGAACCTAGATATTTGATACATTACTTTTTCTCTCCATGCAGCTGATAGTCTAGGAACTCTATCAGGACAGATTAGCTTACCTAATCCAAACGCATCCATAGGAGATTGAGATGCAGGGGTTCCTGTCATCATCCATATTCTTGTGTCAGGGTTTAATATTTTATTTAGAGTCTTCCATCTTTTTGTAGTGTGAGACTTATATGCGTTGCATTCGTCTACTATTATTAAATCAAAGTTAGCATTCTTTATGTCATCTTGAACAATATTTACTCCGTCGTAATTAATAATAGTGAAATCGTAATCCCCTTCAATGATTGTTTTTCTTTTGTGAGCAGGCCCATAACAAACAACGGCGCTTCTATGCATGCAGGTATTAAAGACATCTCCTTGCCATGCAGAATACATAATAGATAGAGGGCATATAATTAATACTTTCTTTATCTTACCTTGTGTCATTAAATAATCAGCAGCCCACAATGCAGAAGAAGTTTTACCTGTACCAGCTTCATTAAAACAAAAAGCTTTTTCATTGATACTTAAAAATTCTGCGGTAATTGCTTGGTGATCAAAAGGTTTATACAAACCTGGATATTTATAATCTCTACGAATGGGGGAAGGTAAATTGATTTTAAGTCGTACAAGTTTATTTAGTTTAGTCATTTCTTCTAAACCCCAATAAACTAATAGATTGGATATACCATCTTGCGAATCTAATATTTTACTTTGCTCTATATTATTTACAACTGTGTTACTTAATTCTATAGGCAAAGCAAGTTTAATTGCTTTTTCATTAACTAATTCCATAACTTCCTAACTTAATGTTTCACTTAACTGGATAACTACTATACACCCTAAACTAAAAATAGGTCAAGTCTTTTTTGTTTTTTTCTTGACTGTTTTCTTTTTTCTTTCTCTAGTGCTTGTTTCTGCTACTAATTTCTTTTTAGAATTTCTTTTAAAAGATCGGTTTTTAGACTTAGTTTGTATAGTATAGCCGTCTTTGTTCTTACCACCTTTTGATAAAGCTTTCTTATGTGCTATATCTTTTCCTTCTCTTTTGTCTGCTTTACCGTTACCGTTTTTATCAACACCATTGGCATCGACTTTACGTCTAAGTCTAGCTCGTGCAGCTCTAGACTTTTTCTCGTTTCGTTTTTGTTCTAATTCCCATTCCTTTTTATAGGGTCTAGGGCTTTTTGTATATGCCATTTTTTGCCACCTTTTTACACCATTGTATAAATTCTTTAACTGTTAAGTCATGCCTGAAAGAGTTTAACGCCCTGCAAACTAATTGAACGTTCTCTATATTATACTCCCCTCCTGCAATTATTCTATCAATACTTGCGTTGGTCTTTACATATTTTCCCTTGACTTTTTCACAAGTAAGTTTTATCCCTGATAATGCACATTTACCCTTTTGTCTAGCTAACAACCTAATTAAATCTTCTGTTAATAAATTACTGCTCTTCTTTTTTGAAAGTAGATGTCTAAAATATAATGACCAATTACCTGACTCTCTTTTATATCTTGTATTTGTTTTGTGAGTTACCCCACATTGAGCTGAACAACATAAGTATTTAGGATGGTTAGTTTTAAATTCTTTACTACAGACTACACAGTTTACTTTATACATTAGCTTGGAAAGAATCTTGGTTTATAAAAGTCACAAGTGTCAACTGAACACCACCCACATAATGGAGTAGGGTTTGCTCTCCACTCATCCGTGTCATAACTTGTCTCTAGTCTTTTTAATGGTAGCTCAAAAGATTTCCATAATTTATCCATATCTTTTCTATGATATTCTTCAGTCAAAAAACTATTCTTCATTACAAATAGTAATCCTGCTTTTATCTTTTGTACCTCTGGAAAATGTGTAAACATCATTATAGCCATTAGCTTTAATTGTTTAGGATCTGGGTATTTATTATTACCTGTCTTATAATCTACAACATAAGCATCTGCACCATCTATAATAACTAAATCGGCAATGCCTCTAACCCATCTATTCTCATCATGAAACTCACAAGGTTCTTTATTATAAGTCAAAGCCATCTCATGCTCACATATCTTCTCGCCTTCAATATTTATAAGAGCATCTACCATACCTTTAAAACGTTGATAGTTTTTAGCAAGCTCTACTCCGTCTCTTACATAATTCTCTAATGCAGTGTGTACCTCTTTACCATACATCATGGCCTCGTTCTCTTTGACTGTATAATTTTTAAGCACCCGTATTTCGTGGTATTGCTTAGGACAATTAGTGTATTGTTTAAGTGATGAGAAACTCCATGTAAAATCAGCCATTAACCTTGTCCACGGTATTTTTTAAAACATCTTTTCATTGACTTGTTCATCGTGGAAGTCTTGGCTACCCTACCCCCTTGGCTTGTACGTTTGTGTATAGGTTCTCTTTCTTGTTCCGTTTGTTTAATCTTTGCCACTATTTATCCTTTGTAAAAGTTTTAGGGTCTACTCCGACGAAGCCACATGATTGTGGTTCGGTTATTTCAAATCCAAATACATCAGGGTGGTCGCCTGGTAGGTTGCTATACTCTGTTAATAAGCAGCTCGCCGCTTGGTATTCACTACAGTTTTCATGATAGTATTCTATCGCCGTCTGGCAGTCATTAAAATATCCAACGAATTCTAGGTCGTCGTAGTTGCCACTAAGACTTACTGTTAGAATGAATGCACCTTCTGTTAAAGTCATTTCTTTTTTTCCCGACGAAGCTTGTTGTCGTCCTCTTCTTTTATCTCATCTTCCCACTCTATTTTTTGGCGAAAGATTTTATTAAAGTTACTTTCAAATTTATGTTGGTCTGTAGGTCTTCGTTTACTACCTTTCCCGACACTGTTATTCATTGCTCATACCTCCTAAAAGAATGCTTCTAATAATCCATCTCTTCTAATTATATGTCCTTGCAAAGTAATTCTGTATTCATTAGGGGTATATTCTTTCATACCCGCTATCCTATGAATTGTTTGACCATTATGTATCACTAGGTCTTTTTCATTATACGCTAAGTGTTGCCGTTGATGAAACTCATCAATGTAGTCCATACCTCCCCCTGATTTGGGTAGCTTGATTGCAAGTGTAAAAGCATAGCTATCAACGTCTTCTAGTCCTAGTGTAACGTGAGGGTGATCTTGGTGCCAATTACCTGTTATCTTTAAAAACTTTTTGTCACTCGGAAAGATATGAAATCCCGGAACTCTTAACTGAGTCGTTAAATAAATATCTTCTCCGAATACACTGTTCAACGCCGTTCCTACTTCAGTATATAACTCGGCAAATGTTTGAACCATCATCTCGTTTTCAGCGGGTAAATTTTTATAATATTCTTTTGTTTTACCATCTAGGTATGCACCTCGCCCTAGAGTAAAGAACGGATAATCTTTCGACCTACTAATCCACATAGCTTTCATTAATAATATAGTTTGTACAATAGATTCTGTATCTATATCCAAAGGTACAGTAGTAAAAGGTGATTTTTGTTTCATCACTTCTCCTTCCCATTCAATATCTAAGTCCATATAGCGTTAGAAAATATATGTTTAATTACGTCCACACTCCAACCATTACCTAACATTTTGTATCTCTGTGTATTAGATACTCCCTCGGTATAATTGTCGGGGACAGTCATGAGCCGCTCACATTCAAGACATGTTAATTTACGGTATGTAGCGTTACTAATAACAACATTATCTTTTTGCACTGTAGTTACTGTATTAGTTTTCTCATCAGATCTTATCTCTAACTCTTGCTTAATCGAGCCATCTTCTTGGTATCGTCCTCTAAATGCTCCTCCGACTATAAGCATATTTCCATTACCTGCAGTTCCTCCACTTTGAGCAGTAAGAGAAATTCCTTTCCCTTCAGGTGAATATATTCTATCCCCTTGTCCACCTTTGTTAACTGTTCCTACTTGTATAGATTTTACTAAAACTTTAGGCTCCCGATGCCCACCCTGCATTGTTGTCAAGGTAGGAGACTTTCCATCAGGGTGATAAACTCTTTTGATTGAATCATTACCTTTTAAGTCAGCATCTCCAACATGGCATAGTCCATCCTTACTAAATATAAGTTGCCGTCTGTGTTTCTCAAAGTATGATTTAAGATTGCCACCTTTAAAGTAATTAGCGTCAAGGCAATGTGACTTAGTTCTATCAGTCACTCCATCCTCTATAATATCTTTCAATACAATACCTAAATCATTAGGCTGCGTTACGTTAGGGATGTTAGTCCAATACAACCTGACTCTGTTCTGTGCGGACAGTAGTGAACTATTTATCATGATAGGTTCTACACCTAAATCTTTAGTGATGATTGCTTGAAATTCTTTCTTCATCCTTACGTTTTCTAGTAAAAAGTATTTGGGTTTGGTCTCTTTAAGTAGTCTCACAAACTCAAAATACAATGCACTACGAGGATCAGAAAAGTTGAGCTGTTTTCCAGCAAATGAAAATCCCTGACAAGGTGAGCCCCCTATCATAAGGTCTATCTTATCTAGCTTTGTACCATCGACTTGAGTTACATCACCTATATGTTCTATGTTAGGGTAGTTTTTCTTAGCTATTGTCATAGCATACTTATCAATTTCTGAAGCATAGTATTTATTTACTTTTACTCCTAGTCTATCTAATGCTATCTGACCACAACTCATTCCATCAAATAGACTTAACACATTTATTTTAGCAGTCTCCATAGTTTTTAGCGTACCCTCCCTCACAAGTTATTGGACAATCTTTAGCCCAGCCTGGCGGCTTAGACATCTCTCCCATTATATAATTTAAAGCTTCATCCTTTTCTTCTTCCCCAGCTACACAAACGATAGCGTCATGTACCGTCAACACAGGTCTATATTTGTGGCTGATAGCGACCATCTGCTCACCAATAATAATGCGAGCCAATGCTTGAACAATATTCTCTACTACTGAACCACCCCATGTGCCTATCTTACCTCTCCTACTGTTATAAACATATCCTCCTTTTAATTCAGAAGTGTCCCACTCTAGTTCAGGATAGTATATGTATAACCCATTAGGTAACTTCAATCCTTCAGGGGTAACTGATACTACTTTTTTTTGCCCTATATAATACTCAGGTTTATCTTTAGGCCATGACGCAATGTCTGACAAAGCACCATCACAATCTCGCCACAGCTCAACTACCTTATCGTTTAACTCTCTGTATAAATTAACTAATCGTTGGCATTCAGTCTCGGATAGTTCTGCACCTCCAAGTTTCAATACGTTCTGTAGCTTCATCGCACCTGTGCCATACCCTAATCCTAGAATACAAGTCTTACCAACAAATCTTTCTATCTTGTCTGTTTTAGTTAGCTTTCGATTGTATACCTTACTTGCAAACTCTAGGTATACATCTCGTCCTTCTCTAAACCATTGGGTGACATCCTCCTGTCCTGCTAACCAAACTAATACTCGTGCCTCTATCTGTGAACTATCTACATTCAAGATAACACTATCGTCTGGCGGGATCAAAGCTTGCTTCAACGCTTTCTTCTTGACATCTCTTGATGGTAAGTTTTGGAAGTTAACTTTATCTGAACCTGACCATCTTCCTGTATGTGCGCCATAGTATTTTAGTGGGATAGGTAAGAGTCCTTTGTTCCTAGAACCTATGCCTATGAAACGTTCTATTCTTGATTCTTCTATAGTAGATTTAGTACCAAGACGCACGGCACAAAGGTCTTGAATGAAGGGGTCTTCATGTTGTTGTAAGTTTATAAATCCTTCGTCTGTTTTAGCTAAAGCAAATGTTTGCTTGCCTGTAGTAGGAGATTCTTTCATTGGTACTTTAACTTTAAGTTGACACAGTAATTCTGCAAATTGCTTATTACTTGCTAATTTCTTTCTAACTTCTTCCTCACTATCACAATTTAATTTAGATTTTAACCCTAATAATAGTTTTTCTTTTTCATCTTTAACTTCTTCTAGTCTTTGTATTAACAATGCGTCATCAACATGTATCTGTGGTTGTGTAAACATTCTTATGGTTAAATCAATAAGCTTTAATTCGCTGGGAGAAAACCCTTTTATGATTATATTAAATAAACTATAGGTTAGTTCTGTATCGTTCTTACAATACTCTCCATACTCATGCAATTCATGTGGTTGAAAGTCTTCTAATCGTTTACCTTTAGCTTGAAGAACCGTAGTACCTTTCTGTCCTAAATTATATCTCTCAGCTAATGCTTTAAGTGAACCTCCTGCATTAGTACCATGTAATGCTCTCGCTATACAAAGCGTATCGAAGTAGACTTTAGGTGTAATGTTAAATACCCAAGATAGGATTGCCCCATCAAACATCATGTTGTGACACACTAACGCAGTTCGATCCCACTCAATAGTGTTTAGCACATCTTGAAGTTCCTCTCGTGTTCCTGTATACCACTTTGTCTTACTATCATTAATCTTTATGGATAGACCTATCACTTGAAACATAGGAGATTTTATATATTCTTCGGTAGTTAAACGATTAAGCCCGTAGCCCGTATCGTAGAATGTCTCGAAGTCAATCGTTACTAGATTCAATATTTTTCCTCTCTTTTATACAAAACCCTTTTAAGTTCATTACTCCCATGTCTGATTCTATTCCGCAATACCATTTGCCCCCATGGTTAATCTTAGCGTCCTTACCACACTCGCAACAAACGGCGGGGCCAACTCTGTTATCTTCTTTTATAATTGTCATATCTTATTCGCATATTTAGTATGTTCATCACGACAAAGCGGACTGCACCATCTAGCTTTACCCCCAATTACTTCCTCACACCATATACATCTACCCGTATTATTATCAGGAACTTCAGTATCTACATTAGATAATGTTGCTTCAAGCCGTCTTTGGACTTCATCATTCGCATCATCTATCTCATCACTCATACTATAGTTCCTTTCCATGGAGTTTTCGCCATTCTTTGTTTGCTAGTTATGGGTTCAGGGATAACAAAGTCATTTTCTTTAGCCCACTTTATTAAAACTGATAGCCCTACTCCCGCATAGGTTGCTACCTTGGTTCTAGGTGCGTCAGGTTTTCTCTGCATATACTCTTTAGCTCGGTTTATAATCTTTTCTTTTTCTTCTGTTGAATAAGCCACTTTCATTCCTTTTCCTTTCATTTAAATTAATCTTCACAATTACCACCTACGCAATACTTACCATTGAGTATTTCATCAGCTAAATCTTCGCTAGCAATCTTACGTTGAGTCTCATCAATGTGTTTCTCAATGTTTTCTGTCTCACCATTTTTAATTAATTCCTCCCTTTCCATTCTCCGTTTAGCATACCATATCATCTTACTAAGGTCTTGCTCTAGGTTTCCCTTACCTTTACAACGTAAAAGATATTTACCGCACTGCCACAATAGTGGATCATCTTTAAAAAATTCTTCTAGTATATCTATTACCTCATACTTTGTGCTTGTATAGTGGGGTGGGTGGTTAACCATATCTACTGCCATGATAAATCCTCTCTAATATTTTTAATAATAAATGACTCTAGCATATTAATATTTGTTTCGTCAATGACCAATGACTGTCCCTTGGCGTGAGTAATATCGTTGAGATGTTTCTTTTGTAAGGCAGTAGGTTTGTTACCATCACTCTTACACTCTATACCTATAAACCTGCCGCGGTAGCATACTAATATATCAGGCACCCCACTAGCACCATAACCTCCTGTTGCAGGCATACAATAATAACAACCTAATTTTTTTAATATCTTTTTAACTCCCTCTTTAACTTTCTTCTCGTTTGCCACTCTCTATCTCCTTTAGTTGTTTATCGGTCATCACTATCACATAAGTATCCGCATGAACTCTCCACCCTATGTCTTCGAAATCAGACTCACCATCATCTAGAAACTGGTGACGCACGTAGCAGTCAGCTTCAGATATATCTACTGACCACGGATTTTCTATTGGAATACTCACGGCATTTATCATAGCATATTTTAAATGTAGCCATGCAGGTAGGTCTTCAGGAGAGATGTATCTTGTAGTATTTGTGTCGGTATAAATTGTATAGCGTGGGGATTGTCGAAAGGTGTCGACGGGATCGACTTGCGTCAATACCATGCGACACCTCTCATCATTACTATTAAAGTGGCTAGGTCTTGGAGATAGTCTTACATCTTCTCTTCCAAGACTTGAGTCTGTGTTTCTGTAACGCATTCATCTCCTTTAGTTATCAGTAGCCAATGTATGCTGAATGGATTATTAAAAGAACCCTCGCTATATGTATTTGTTTTATACAATACACCTAAGTCTTCTTGCCATCTAACATAATTATCATCTAGCCAATACTCTCTATGAACATATTTGTCTTGGTCTTCCAAAGTAACTTTAAGCATTGTAAGGATAGGTTTTATATCCTCATACGATTTAAAGTCTTCTATACTTTTAATGACATCAGTATCTTTTAAGTTATAATATTCTCTGTTAGAAGTAGTATGAATAGTATCAACCTCATAGTTACCTACTATTACACTATTAGTATTCTTGTTTATACCAAAGGCATAAAAGCCTTTCTTCATTTCAGAATCTACTATCTCTTTAGCAGACTTATAAGTTTCGCATAGTTTTTTAGATTTGTCTACAAAGTCTTTAAAGTATGTATCATGTTCATGAGGTATAGGTTTCTTATCACCATACAAACTTTCAACAAGTGCTAGAGTAGGTTTGTGAGCCTGATACCCCCCACTCAAAGTTTTCAAATGTTTATCATAGTCCTCGTTCATATCTCTGATAGGTTTACCATCAACTTCAAAATGACCTTTCATTGCCGTTCCATCTAACACAAAGTCGCCAACATTTGCAAAGTTAATTTCTTTCTTGGCAATCGTTTTAATAATCTGAGATATTTTTACAGAAGTTATTGTCCTCCTATCCCAACTGTTTTTACCCCTGTCTTTGATTGATGTTTTGAAATGAAAGGCATACTTGTTGTTCGGTGTATCCCAATATACTAATGCAACGGGTATACCTCGGCAACTCATCATAAAACAATCTTCAATGTTGTGATTCGTATCTTCCTCTGTGTCATTTTTAGCATACCTATATTGGTAAGTATCATCATAGTCATACCATGATATTGTATATCTCGAACTTACCTTTAGGCCATAGGTTAGATGTAGTTCTTGTATCAGAGGATAAATTGTCGTGCCTTTCATCTGTTCCCCTAATTCTTTTGTATACATTCCTGTCTCAATACAATTTTTTATGTCCATAGTTTTTCCTTATAGTTTAATTTATACATTATCCCAAGACACTGCTGCGTGACCCGGTAAGCCTGTAAAGTTTTTGTTCTCTGTTACCACCCACAATGTAGGCGACTGAATGTCCCAACTGATATCATTCTCAACATAGCCATCAGTAAATACAATGATAGCTTGAGACTCTATGTTGTGTTTGACTAGATACTCGCTGACACATGACACCCTTGTCCCACCCCCACCATCAGGTTTAAGTAAGTCTCGGATTGATTGGTAGCTATCCCTATCAAACACTTGCTCTTTGGCAACTTCATAGTCCCACCAAAGTATTCGTATTCTTTCAGGAGTTACTGTATCGCAGATAGATACAACCTCGGTAGCAAACTCTCCCAACTCTTTCTGACCGATAGAAGCACTCGTATCTATGGCAAGAACCAACTCTCCAATCGTTTCGTTCTCCATCGATGGTAGGTAGATATCGTTTGCCATCATGCGTTTGTTAAACTTACGCCATGTATACTCGTCGTTACCCTTGATTGACTGTTGTATAAATTCTCTCAAGACTTCTCGCCAATCAATCTTAGGTTCAAACAATTCTTCAATGGCTCTAGGAACATTAGCACCAAATTTCCCTGCGAGTATGCTACCCTCTTTCAAAGCGTTCTCAATCTTTTGTTTCATCTCTTTGAGTTCTTTAGGAGTTTTCTCGCTGTCAGCAAAGTCATGCTCGTCTAGAGTCTTTAAACTATCAGGCGATAGCTTACTGGGTTGGGTAGCACCTTCACTATCTTCGCCATCTTCCCCTGCGTCATTGCTGTCGCTAGGGTTCGACAACTGTTGCTTGAGGTCATCATAGACTTCCTTGACACTCCAATTGTGATACTTGTCCTCATACAGTCCACCTTCAGGCAGCTTGCATAGGTTCTCATCTTTAAGGTGAACAATGACATCGTTGACAACATAGTCAGCACAAGCATTCATAAGCATAGGATTCTCTTGGAACAATCGCTTGAACCTTGAGACATGGTTGAGTGCCACATGTAAGTTCTCATGTAATACCAATGCTCTCAACTCCATGTCATTGAGTTTCTCTATAAACTTTCTCCCATAGTATTTGTTAATACCATCGGTGCATGCCGTGGGTATATCATCTTTGACTTCTGATTTACCCATCATGATTATCCCTGAATACAAGGCAGTCTCATGATGTTTCATCAAGGCCACGTGTGCCCTCTTAAGTCTTTGGTCTTCGTTGTAGTTCATAGTTTTCTCCTAGAATAAGTAATGGTTTTCTTTTGCCCACTCTGCAATCTCGGCATTGTTCCTAGCTATCTTCACAGTCTTGGAGTTTCTAACTATCATAGTAAAGAATACGGCTTGCATTTCATTACTCTCCATTCGCTTGAGATACTTCATGAAGGAAGTTAAGGTAGGCGAACTATCAATCTTGTCGACTGCTTGAAACATCAACATCAACTGTGCCGATATTTGTTCGGGTATCTTAGCCGACATAGGATTAGCAATGATGTCAGTAAAGACAGGCAGATCTTTTTCAAGTCTCAAGAACGCACTCATGTCAGCACTCGCACTCTTACCGATTGTCCCACTCAATGCACACATGGTGGCATTATCCCCTAGCTTTTCTTTGTTATCGACAATGACAGAACACTTGTCCAATGAGCGTGGGGTTACAAAGGATAACTGTTTTTTCTTGGGGTTGAATATATAAGGGTTATCCTCTTGCCCCTCATCAAGATAACTCGCCAAACATCTAGGGAACGTATGCACAAAGGCTCGGACTAGAGAAGATACTCCATTCTCGGTTGCCCATGTAAGCCAATCCTCAACATTAGGTTTTTCCATTTGCATAATGCACACTCTATTCCCAGCATGGGCTAGCATAGTGTCGCCCACTCCATCTGATTGGTTGTTAGAAGTGCCGAACACAATAGATTTATCAGGTAGTGGTGTATCACCTAACGTTCTCTCCAACATAAGTCTAGTGAATATCACCTGCAATAACTTAGGTGCTTTCATAAACTCATCTAGTAGTATCACTTTAGGTTTATCACTATCTAATTTAAACAATGAGCCAACATAGTTTTCCAATGACTTGGTATCATGGTTCGGTATAGTCATTGCAATGTCAGACATATCTTTGACAGGACAATCCACATAGATGTAGTCATACTTGTCCCCCAAATCTTTCTCCAACATTTTCAACAGTGAGGTTTTGCCACACCCCGGCTCGCTTTGTATAATCGGTGTAATGGTTGTGCCGATTGTAGGTATAATGTTTCGTAGTTCTTTAATTGTTACTCTCATAGTTTCTCTCCGTAGTTAATTAAATTTAGATAGTATGTCATCTAGGTCAGTCTTTACTTTCACTCTCATAGCGTCACTATCTCTCAATAGTTCCGTTGATACACCCGTCAGGGTTGACTCAAGTTCATTGACTGCTTGAGATAGCTTGATACTTTTCTCATTGTCAATAGGCTTGAAGTTCTTAATGGTATTAGCCAATGCTTTTGCACGATTGAATGTCGTATCATAGATGGCTCTCTTCTTGAACGTAGGGTTACCCTCTTTGTCTACCTTCTCGTTGACACCACAACAATAACTTAAACTTTGCAATACATCAGTGATACGTTCCATCTGTGAGTCCACTACATTATTCACAATCTCATCTGCTTGTTCCTGATACTGAGATTTCAAATCGTGAGCAATGTCTTCCGACACTTGACATCTGAAGTCATGGCTAGGCACTTCTGCTACATATAGTTTCATACTGAACTTCTGTCGAAGCGTATCGACATGAGGATAGTCATTGCTATCAAACATATCCCCTTGCTTAAAGGCCATGTCAGACACTAGGTTCTGGTAGTTAGCAAGGAAGTCTTCCACCGCAGTATTAAACTCACTCTCATACTCATGATATTCTTTCTTGAATTTCTCAATATCAATCGTTGGTAATAAATCCTGAGAGTTATTCCATCGGTAAGTGGAGGTCTTCGCCCACTTGTAGATCAACTGACGCAGCTTCACTATCCTATGGTGCTTAGGGTTCTTAGCAAATAGATACTTGGTAAACTTACCCATACCTATCTCTGCTTTTTTCATTGTCGTTACCTCATCACTGATACCTTTGTCTTGCTTGGTTGCAGTCCATACATTGACATCTACTGATACCAACACACTTGACGTAGCCAAAGACACAATGTGTTTCGGTTGTTCTAGTTCAAAGTTCATGTTCACTCTCCTCTTCTTCTTCAGCCCAAGGTTCTGAATTAGAATAAAACTCTGCTGATATCTTTGGAAATCCCTCACTGTCTCCTCTCAAATACCTAGGTTGTAAAGGTAGGAAAGGTTCGTTATATACTAACGGTCTATCCCCTAATTCATCTAACTTTTCCCATGCTTCTTCTTCTGTGTCTGCCTCAATAACTTTCTGTATTGTGGCAACATATGTTGTGTCATACATTATTGTAAATTTACTCATGTTCACTCTCCTTGTTATAATCTTGCATTCGTTCTGTCGAAACGCTTCGACGAGTTATCTCATCTTGCTCAAAGTCACACTGCTGATAGCTTGAACCATCTACTTCATAATACGAAATGGCTCTTACTAACTCATACCCCTCGTTAACATGACGTGTCTCAACATCATCTTGTTCCTCACCTACTCTAATGTAACCTGCGTTGATGAGTTCATCATAGTCTTGCTCTATCATGTCAAACAAGGCATTGAACGATTTTGGTTCATCAAAACTGTCATACCATTTGGTATCTTCAAACTCCATGAGGATAGAATTGTTCTTACTGTCCAACCCTCCTCGCCACCATACTTCTTTAGGTTTGTCTGCCCACTCGCCCCCTCGGTCAATCATCTGCATCGCCAGTTGCGTGGTCGGACAGTTCCTCGCCTCGGCTAGAAATACAAACCATTTATCCAAAGAGTCTGGACTAGGTTCTATTGCGTATACTACTGAGCTTCTGTATCCCATTATATTATTCCCTCCTCTACCACAAAGTATAAGAATGCAAGAACACCAATCGGCATAAGTAAAGCCAATGCTATCAATGCCCAATCTCGTATGGCCCACCACCTAAGTTGCTTTTTGAAATCATCATTCATTTGACTAGTCCTCCTTTGTTGTTGATACCTTTGAGTAATCTCAAGTCAGTGATTACCATGTAGTTTGACTTGTGCATAGGCACGATAGTATGTTTTTTACGACGAGCCTGTATCTCTCCGCAAGGTAAACACACACTGAACCCTATCTGTTTACGTTTGATACTGTATTCAGCACCACATGATTTGCATAATGGCTTCATAATGCTACCTCCCCTTGTCGAACCGTATCGACAGACTTAGCTCGACTGATAAGAAACTCCAATGTTGAGCCGCGTCGAATCATGTCTGTCATCTCTTTGGTAGTTAGCCATTGGTCGACGTTACGTGATGGCCTTGCTTGGCTCTGATGTTTGGAAGTTGATATAGAAAATCTATCACTATTGCCATACCAAAGGTTAGCTTGTCGGCAGTGTATATACATAGGAAAGTGCCACCCATACGAATACACAATGTATAGATTGTCATCGGTTTCGGGATTGTCAGGCAGTTTACCTGAATTCTCGGTGAAGATGTTTGAACCCTTGACTATCTCAAGGTTGTCGATATGTTTATCGATGTCTTTGTTTGCTACTCGTTTGATACTCATAGTATCACCTCGCTCAATAGTAATCCTAGAAGGAAACCCATGACGATACCAATGAGATACCAATTTCTTTTCTTACGACGAACTTCGATTGTTTCATAACTCATAATATAACTCCTTAACTAATTAACTAAATTGTCGATAGGTATCGACAGACTGTATGTAAAACAGTGACAACAAAACGAGACATAAGACGGCGTTGATGCAGCAAACTATGTTTCTGTCACTGTATACATTATCTCATAACTGGACATATAAGTCAATGGATACACCATTCAGTAGGCAACATATTGATGTGGGTCTCTCTTACGTAGTTACATATTGTTAGTCGGTGAGCCGATCTCCTGCGTCGCTAACTCTTTGTTTTCACTAACATAATACAAAAAGTTCACGGTTCCGTTTGAGTCTAAGTTTACTAATGTGAACTGGAACTGGACATATAGTAATATGTAAAGTGTAGCTAAGTTGTTGAATCCTATATTAAGTTCTTTAGTTTCTATTATTATTATTATATTATTACTTTACTATTTCCTTCCAGTAGTTCCTAAGTTCCATGTTTTTTGTAAGTTGTCTCCTCTGTGCGATAAATCATTACACCGCGTAAACTGGACTAACGATTGGTTAAATCCTAGAAACCACTCACTATCATAGAAAACATGGAACCATGGAACTATTCAAGTAAATCAAACACTTAACATGGAACTTTTATGGAACCAACGTGAACCAAAAACGGAACTTAGTGGGCCTACCGGGTGCTGCGGACTAAGTTTCCCCACTATCACACGCAGAAACTGGCGATGGCTACCTAAAGTCGCTTTACATATTTTTAAGTTTACATATTGTCGATACCTTTCGACAAAACTCACCATCACACGTAGATCAAAAAACTGGTTATAAAACTGGTGATGGCCACGCAGGATTAAAACTCACTATCACAAAGACACTGGTGATGTTTCCCGGAACGCAGCCCAAAAAAAAGCCCACCGAAGTGGGCTAGATTTTCCTAAAAGTTTTATGAAAGTTTTTGAATGTCTGCAACAAATTTTTCTGCGAGGGCTTCGAATTTGTCAACGTCAACCATGTCTTCTTTATCGTTGATACATTTTCTTAGAAGACTTCCTGAGTATCCTAACTCATCATGGTTATCAGGTTTGCCGAGAACATTCCAAGCGACCATCTCGACAAAATTTCTTTTTGCCTTTTCTTTCTTTTCGACTTCGCCTGTATCATCTAAAGACTTTGCCACGTTTTTCCATTGGTTTAATTTTTTATCCCAAACATCTTTATTGAATTTTCTGTAAATATCTGAAATAACTTTTTTTGTTGCCTTCATTTTTCCTGAAGGTTTAACATTGGCAACAAGTGTATCAATGGTAAAATGAAAAATCTTTGTAGTATCCCCACTTAATTTTTCCATTTGTTTTTTGTCGATACACTTCGACAACCCGTCGTTTTCAATGTAATAACCTAAAAGATTATTTTCAGCCTTATTAAAATACTCAATCGCAATAACACGTTTAGTATTTTCAATAAATTCAACGGGAAGTTTTCCGTTAGTGAATGTATACCATTTATTATTAACTGTAAGGTTCTCATTCCAATTTATAAATACCTCGGCTTGATTATTATCAGTATCTATCAAAGTCGAAGTTTGCTTTACTATTGTATCCACTTCGATATTACCTAATGCAACGTTCAATACTTTTTTAATAGCTTTCATAATATGTATCTCCATTTAAATGGCACTGCTTTATTGCTGTACCATAGTATTCATTATACTCTCATTATTAAGAATATGTACAGTTACACCAAAAATATCAAAAGTTTCTCACGTGTAGAAACTGGCGATTTTCCCTTTATAATCAAGGACTTACGGCAAAAGTTGTCGGCATGGTTCGACAATTCCCACGCAAAAAAAGGCCTACCGCCCCCCCACCCAAGCAAAATATTTTGGGACTCCCACTGTCCCTTATACACTGTGAAACGCACGAATAATCCTAGTAATTTCAAATACCTACCCCCTTACTTTACATATGGCTAAACAAAAAATATTTCTAGAAAAAATTTGAAAAACCATGAATGATTCTCAGTACCACATTGACCCCCAGACTAACGTACACTACGGGTATGAACATTATATATACACTCATATCGTTACTACATAAGGCACTCTTTATAGTGTTACTCTATATTTCTTGTTTGTTTTTCTTAAGTATCTAATATATACTAGGGTTATCGCTGCAAATAATTCAAGGTGTAACAGCAAACACATGCAAGAAGAAAACAATTCAGAACATAAAGTCATGGTACCTCACATAGAGGATGGTATCGCTTTACCCAAGAACGCACGCGAAGCTCTACCAGAGATGTCGCCTAGCGAAGAACTTACTATGCGATCAAAAACCGTCAAGCTTATCTCAGATTTAGCAGAAGAAAACATAGAGCCCTCTAAAGAAAACATGGAGGAAGCTGAAGAAGTGGCAAAAGAAATGATGAAGAACCCTGAGTTAAAACCAGATTTCGGAACGTACCCTAACGAAACTATCGCCTACCTTGCCGGCATGGTCTCGCAAACTAGCCATATGGTAGCTAAAGACCTAGCAGATATAAAGTTGTCTGTACTTAACGGACTACTACAAGAAGCAGCCTTAGCTAAAAGCTCACGGGAACGCATCTCAGCGTGGAAAGCAATAGGAGAGGTAGATGGTGTTGACGCATTCAAGAAGAAAACAGAGATTACACACATATCTAAATCGGGAGAAGAACTAGAGAAAGAGTTATTACAAACGATAGAAGAGTTAAAAGGTAAGGTCATTGAGGGAGAGGTCATAAAAGACGATGATAAGTGAAGCTGATTTAAATTTACTACAGCAGTCATTACCTAATATGTCTGAATCAGAAAGGCAGAAGAGTTTAGCATTATTAAAAGAATACAAGAAGAATTTAACTAAAACACAGGGGAAGGCAAACTTCTTAGACTTTATTAAGCACGTCTACCCTGACTATAAAGTAGGAGAACATCATGCAAAATTGGCTGGACTATTTGAAGAAATATCAAGAGGTGTTAGAAAACGAGTTATCGTCAATATCGCGCCTCGTCACGGAAAATCGGAACTTATTTCCTACCTGGCTCCGGCTTGGTTTTTGGGTAA